TGACTGAAATCAACGGAGTCTACTTCGTCCGCATTTATTATTACATATTTTCTGCTCATAATTTTAAGATGGTACTGTGGTTGAAAAGGTAGGACCATTTGTAAGAGTTCCATCGTTTCCTCCACTACCTTGATCCGTAATAGTAACACCTGTACCACCATCGTTTTCACCCATCCTCCACCATCCTACGGGACTTAGAGAGGATATATCGTTAGGGACTCCGCTGTTGTAGATAGAGGTTATATCGGAAGATGATAGTGCTGAGTCAAATAAAGAAACTTCGTCAATAAGTCCTTCTGCTGGGGACGCATACCCATAAGCAGTTCTGCCTATATTAAAATCCGTGCTTTGTCCACTATCCTGTGCATAGTCAATAGCTCTTGTTTCGGCTCCTGAATATTCTTCTACACCATCAACATATAATTTAACATTTGTTTGATCGTAAGTGAAAACAACATGATGCCAATCAGTAAGTGTATAACTACTGCTACTAGTTATGTTGTTTATAAATGCAGCAGATGCAAAGCCTAGATGAACATTAAATTTATTACCAGATGTGTACCTTAAATGGATTGATCCGTATCTTGACCCTGCTTTAGAAAGTATGTAGTTAAAAGTATTAACACTTCCACTTACTTTAATCCATGCGGAGAGTGTAATATTAGCAGGTGCTAATGAAGAAGCGTTTCCGCAATTGATAAAATCATCAGTTCCGTCTAGTGAAATTGAATATTGGTTTGCGAATGCACCTCCTCCACTAGCTGGTGCAACAGTCCCGGCAAAACTTGGTAAACAAATTGGCATCTTAGGAAGCTGTGTCTCCAGCTAATACAAATACATCAGAGGCAGTGGATATTAATGTGGCTACCCCATGCTGACCAGCAATCTTGGTATGCGATTGGCGATTGTTAATTGTTGTTGAAGATGCAACAAATGTAACTTGACCAGCACCTTTTTGCACAACTGAACAGGTAAACCCAGCACCTAGTCCGCTAGGAACTGTAACTGTAACTGCTGATCCATTATTAAGGACTACTACCTTTCCAGCATCTCCAGCTAATAAAGTGTATGCCGTTCCTGTTTGGTCGTTTATACTAGCGTCAAAGCCTAAGATTGCAGTTCCGTCAAAGTTACCGTCTGTTAATTCACCTGCACTGACTGATTGTAAAGCACTATCTGCTAAAGTTCCTTGAGCTGCTGTTGCATAGTCTGTACTTGCAGTAGTAGCTGCTGAACCTAACCCTGATATATCTGTGTTACTAAGTGTTACTGTACCTGTCCTACCTGCTACCGATTGAACAGGAGCAAGAGTCATTAAGTTATTCGCTGTTACTCTTTTAGTAGTGGGTGTCCCTGAAACATCAACAACAGCTATTTGATCGCCACTTGCTGGAGTTGTTAATGAGGGTAATTCTGAAATCTTTTTATTAGCCATCGTATTTTAAATTTTATTCTATTTCTAAACGCATATCATCTTCTGTCAATAAAGCTTCTTCCCCTTCAGTCGTAAGCATATTATCTCTTTCATAGAAATCATATATCTCACCAAACTCAGGTCTTATAAGACGATTAGGTATTATAACTTGGTTGTTAGGTTTATCTTGAGAACCGTATGGAAAGATTAAAGACATCTAATTAAAGAGAGTCAGTAGTTCCAGTAGCAAAGACGCTATAAGTACCATCTGTTCTAGCTGATACATTACCTCTTATTTGTTCGTAGTGTCCGTGATCATCTCTGACCATGATAGCACCGTTAGCTGTTACAGCTTCAGAGTGAATGACATACCAAGAACCACCTATGTAGGCTTCTATGTCTACCGTACCTCCTGTGGTTACTGATGAAGAAGCGATTACAAAGGTCCAACCCTTAGAACGCTCTACTGAGAATGAACTGCCAGCCCCTGTTGAAGTAACAGATGATAGCAAAGTCTTTTTTGAGAGTGTGCGAAGCATGATATTATATAGTTATGTTGTTATTAAGAAGACATATAGACACCAGTACCACCAGCAGAACCACCAAGTGTAGGTCTAGAAGACCGTGCTAACTGTGCTTGTGCTCCTCTTCTCCTCTTCTTAGGCTGTGTTTGTCTGACAGTCTTAGGTGCTGCAGCAACAGGAGGCGGTGGTGGAGGAGGTGCTGGAGGTGGAGGAGGCGGTGGAATATCTGGTGCTGACATACACATAGTTAGTCTTTTGTTAAAATGTTTTGTTGTAGTTGATCGTTATAAGTTTGTCTAAGGAATCTAATTACAGACACTTGTCCACTCTTAAACCAAACATCTTTTTCAGAGTTCGTCAAGTCAGGACATTTGTCAGGATATAATTGCTCTAATCGTTTAATCATAGCCTCGCTTATAAGAGGCATTAGTTCATCTTCCATTATTCCGTGTCTCCAATCCATATGTATAGTGGGGTCATGCTTTATAACTCCTATCTTCTAGTTCTTGTGGTAGTCTACCTTTTCTGATTTGATCCTCGGTCCACAGGAAAGCACTAGCATTCCAAAGTATAGCACCTGCGTGGTCTTCTGTATCATCTCCTTCACTAAGTGCTAACAAGTGTCTACTCATGCTGTCTATTAATCTACTGAGGGGGAATCCGTTGTGCCAGTTGTTGTCTCCGTAGAGTTTTCCTCCTTCTTCAAATCGTCGGGCAAGGGATCGAAGGGCGATTGGAGGAATAAGGCTGAATCGTCCTCGTCCAGTAGCCCTGTCACGCTCCGCACCAGTGGCATAATGTTCTTTCTCTCCAGAGTTTGGTAGTTCTTCGGTGTCCATAGTTTTGTTATTTGTTTTTGTTTTTTATTGTATTCTTGTTTTCTTAGTAGTCGTGCCATCCACGCATTCATCAAAGCTTCCTGTTCTGTTTGTCCCTTCTTCTCGTACAAAGCAACAACAGATTCCCAAGTGTATCCGTTATCATCCAACCATCTCTTAGCAGTCACAGCTCCTACTCCCTTTGCTCCGCTGAATCCATCTGTTGAATCTCCCATCAAAGCTTGTAGTAGGTGGAAGTGATCTGCTTCTTCTTCTGTAGGTTCGTGGTATTCTTCTCTGTTATAATCATAGAAGATTCCTGGTACACTTTTGAAGTCCTTGTCTATTGATACGATGATACGCTTGTCTTGTCTGTTAGGTCTTTCAGTAGCTAAGATACTTAACACATCATCAGCTTCTATGTTAGCCCACAGTTGTGCGTCTAGTTCATTGATCATCCATTCCTTCATAGGTTTTAAGATGATAGGTAACACTGACTTCCTTCTGTTCGACTTGTACTCAGGGAATAGTTTCCTTCTGAAGTTTGCTCGGTCACTCAACGCTAACACTACTTCATCTGCTTTAAGTAAGTCTTTGAATTGTTCTATCCTTCCAATGACTCGGTCCTTTGCTACTGCCATGTCTGCGTGTACAGTCCACAACTCTTCTTCCCATTGTATATTTTCTTGTGCTATGATTGACGATTCAAATGCTAATACATCTGCGTCAATTAGTATGGTTGTTTTACTCATAGAATATGCTCCAGTTCTCTTGGTGTTTTTTATATTTTGATTTACTATCAGGTAGGAGACTTAACTTTAATGTTACTCCATTTATTTCTTCTCTTGGTATTAACCACCACATCTTCTCAGGTACAATATAACATCCTACCACATCTATCGAGTCACACATATAAGACTTTCCTGTGCATCCTGATCCACTGTTTATATGATATGTATTAGCTGATGATTTATTACCTGAGGCTTTGATCTGTACTTTTAAAGTACCTGCTGGACAAGTAACAATGAAGTCCCAAGGCATAGGCGTAGTAGGTACATGAGGTTCAAAGTCTCGCTCTAAACATTCAGTTGTAAACCTTGACTCTGCTATTGCTCCGATTCGTTGGGTCTTTGATGAGGGCATAGTATTATAAGTTTGTTCATTCTTCCAATCCCAGTGAACATTTAATTCAGTTGTATCATACAATTCTGCAAGGGACAAGTAGTAATCAAACTCAGGTTCTTGTTTTAGTGTGTCTCTGCCCATGACTCTCCTACTTTATATTCACCGTCCATAGGACACTTCATGTTTAGCTCTCTACCTGCTGCTTGGATTGCTTTGACAGCTAACTCTCCGTATGTCTCTGCTAACTCAGGTTTAACTTCAGCTTGGAACTCATCGTGTATGTTACCTACAAAAGCATACTCTCTTCCGTGTTGCCATCCAATGTCAGTAAGCTTGGTATTTAGTTTTATTAAAGCTACCTTCATAAGGACAGCACCAGCAGATTGAAGTAACATATTGAGTGCAGCGTGTTCACTTCTTATAGGTAGAATCCTACCGTCTAGTCCTGTTAAACATCCATTCTGTTCTGCCTTCTGTTGGATTAATTGTTTAAGCATCTTCAACGCAGGTAAGTTAGATAAGAACTTCTTCTTTAATCTACTACCATCTTGTGCTGTACCCTCTACAATCTCTCCTATCTTTGCATCACCTGCTCCGTAAAGGAATCCATAGATGAATGTCTTAGCTTGGTCTCTAGTCTTTAACCCTGCTGCCTTCTGATTAACAGAGTGTATGTCTCCTTCAAGAATAGCTTTAGTGTACTCTCCTCCGTCCCAAGTTGACAGGTAGTGTGCAAGCATACGAAGTTCTAAACCACTGGCATCAACACCTACTAACTTGTATCCCTTTTTAGTTATAAATAAAGAACGACATTCCTCACCGTACTCTGCTCTTGTAGCTGGTACTTGTGCTAGGTTAGGTAAGCTATGAGTACATCTGCCTGTGACTGCTCCGTTTGTGTTGACTCGTCCGTGGATTCTGCCATCCTTAACTAATCTTAGCCATCCATTCTTGCCTTCAGCTAGTTGCCCTAGTCTCTTGACTACTAACAAATACTCCAGCAAAAGCTTCGCTGATGGATGGTTAATAGATTTTAAAGTAGACTCATCAATCTTCACAGTCTTTCCGTCATTGGATACAGGTATTTCAAAACCTAAAGCTTCAAGTCTTTCTTTAATTTGTTTACGACTACCAGGATTAAAAGGTATGATCTTCTCTTGAGCACCTAACGATACAGCTTCTTTAACTAAGGTCTGTTTTAATCCTCTAGTTTTTAACTCCTCCTTTAACTTTGCTTTAGTAGGTGCGTTGATTACTTCGATGAAGTTGCTGTGTTTTATTTCCAAGCTCCATCCTGAAGCACTCTTCATCTTCTCAACAGTAGGTTCAAACATCTCTTGTAACTTATCTTGTAGCTTTGCTCGTACTGCGTTTAACTTCTGCTCCAGTTGTTCAGCTTTATCTATATCAAAAGCAAAGCCTTGACTCTCTTGTAATCTGATGATGTAAGCAAACCAATGTTCAATAGCTAACATCTTCCTACTAGGTTCAAACTTAGTTAAGTATTCATACAAGGTCTTAGTTACTAACACATCTCGTTCACAATACTTCTTCATCTCTTCGTTGTAGTGATCGAATGCACCCTCCTCTTCTCCGTAAGTAAGCTTTAACATCTCACCCATCCTGTGTCCCCAAGCTTTTAAACTGTGACTACCTATCATAGAAGGGTCAAAGTTCTTACGCTTGAAGTCATCTTCTCTAAGGTCAGGATGTACACACCTACTCATAACAAGCGAGTCTTGTACTCGGACCAAAGGTGGATGGAAGTTATACAACTTAGCTAACGCAGGTAGATCAAACCCTATCACATTATGTCCTATGATCTTGTCTGCTTTGCTTAACATATTAAGTCCTTCCTTTATCCCTTCACCTTCAAAGGTAATCATCTTAGCTGCTATAGGATCGTAGATGGATATGCAATGACAGACCTTGAGGTCACTCAGATTAGTGAAGTCCTCGATGCCGTTTGTTTCTATATCAAAGAATAGTATTTTCATATTGTTAAAACGGACTTGGTCCGTTGTTGGTTGTTATTGTTTTGTCTTTGAATTGGTTCTCATCTTCTGTGTACCTACCACTGTCTTGATCGTAGAACAAGGTAGTAGCTAGTCCAGTTTCTCCTGAGAATCTATTCTTTAAGACTCTTACTTTTGTTTCGTTATTGTTTTCTTTTTGTTGGTTTCTCTCTAGTCCTATGACCATATCACTAAGTTGTGGTATCGAATGACTACCTCTCAGGTCTGCAAGTCTAGTGACTCCTCCTTCCTCATGTCCTCCACCATTCGGTGGTCTTCTAAGGTGAGATACTAACACCATTCCACATCCAGTCTCTTCTACTAAGCTTCTAAGTTGTGTCATTGTGTTATCAATTAACCGTCGTTCATCATCTCCTTGGATACCACTAACTACAATAGATAGATGGTCAAGGAATATCCACTTACAACCTAGTCCTTTGCACAGGTAGCGTATCTTACTTAACAAGTTATCACTCTCTGTACTTCCGAAGTGATCATAGGTATAGAAGTTCTTGTTACCCATCGTCTCATCGAATGCTTTGCGTAACTCCTCCTCCTTTAAATCATTCTCAAGGTGGAGTGGTTTGTTAAGATGAATGCCCATGATGCCAAGTGCAGTTCTTCTTACTGATTCTTCAAGTGCTATATAACCTACGGTCTCGCCAAGTCCAAGGAGATGGTGACAAACTTCACGACAGAACAAGGACTTTCCAATCCCTGAACCAGCACAAAGTGTCACCAACTCTCCTCGTCTTATACCGTGTGTCATACCATTCAAAGAAGCATACGGATAAGGTTGTGACTCAGAAGTATCCTCCTTTATAACAGCTTGCCATATATCTTCTCCTCCCACTATCCCATCAGGTCTATATTCCCTCGCTTGCCATAGACAATTCACCAACTCCTCGCTACGCTTTGCCACTAACATATCGTTAGCATCTTTAAGAGGTAACTCTGCAATGTGTGCTTTTCCTGGTGTCAATAGTGCAGCACATTTAGCTGCTCCATCTCTTCCTGGATCATCATTATCAAAGCAGAAGATTACTTTCTCAAAGCTTTCCAACCAATCAATTGCTTGGCTGACATACTTCTTTGCTCCTCCTGCTCCGTTAGGTACACTAACCACAGCCCACTTGTTTCCGAAAGCTTGACTGACACTTAACGCATCAATCTCACCTTCACATACTACTACTCTTCTTCCACCACTACTCCAAAGGTGCTGTCCGTATAAGCCATACAGCTCTCCTTTGATAGAGAAAGTTTTGTTAGCGAATCGTAGTTTCTGTGCGACAAGTGCTCCGTTTCTACTCTTGTAGTTAGCAATGTGTACTGGTTCTCCGTTGTGAGTTCCAATGTGATACCCCCACTTCTGACAAGTCTCCTTTGTTAAGTTCCTTCTGGCTACTTCTTGTGGTTTGCCTGTGATAAATGTGGTATCGTTGGTTGTTGGTAGTGTCATAGTTTGTTGTCTGCCTCGACTGTATGAATCACAGCTGAAACATTTTGTGCTTCCGTCGTCGTTGACTGCAAGAGCGTCACTCGATCCACACTTTGCACACTGCTGGTGCGTTCTAGTGAAAGCCATTGTTTTGGTATTTGTTTATGTGCATATAATATTCCTTTCTTCTCACACCACATCGCATAGGTAGTCTTACTTCCTTTACGAATCTTGTTGTAAGCATTTTGAAATAACAACCTAATGTCTAAGTCAGGATGTTGTTCCTTGATTAACAAGTGTTTAGTCCTGTCCTCCGTGACCCACCTCCCCTTGGTTTCAATAATGATTCCGTTGGGGAGGATGAAGTCAGGAGTGTAAGTACTAAGACGCTTGTACTCGATCACTAACGATTCGTAAGTATACTTTATACCACATCGTCTTAGTTGTGATGCTATTCTCTCTTCAAATCCAGACCTAAAAGTCTGCTTTGATAATGTCCTCTTCTTCTTCTTCCGCATCAAGAGCTTGGTCAAGGGTTTCACCTCCGTTAACATATCCTCCTTCAACCTCAGTGAAGCCAAAGGATTCTGCTGCTTGACTGGATAGTTCCCCGTCTGCTAACTCTATCACTTGAACACCTAATAACTCCAGTGATACACCTGCTCCTAATAAAGGAGAGAACCAAGGTTTAGGGCGTACGCTTAAACGTACCTTTGATCCACCTCTTATCATTACTTCTCTGTCCCAAGGATTACCTTTAGAATCAAACAGACCTAATGATCTAGTGTATTCACTACCGTCCTTACGCTTACCATTCACTGGTTTCAACTTAGCTTTTAATACATAAGTATCTCCTTCTAATTGAATAGGTAATTCGTATGTCTTTACCTTTTTACCTAGCTCTTCCGCTTGTTCCTTTTGTTTCTTTTCAAGGATAGGCTCTACCTTTTTAATAATAGATTCACCTTCTTGTTTTGTTAGTATTATATTACAGCTGTACTCTCCTTCGGGTACAAACTTTGTACTAGGTGTGTTAACCCAAGGATACTGAGCCGTACCTACAGCTGTTGTTATTGCTTCTTCTCGTTGTCTTGATTTAATCGCCATTGTCTCTCTTTCTTTTATTGTGTTTATTATGAGAATATATACTGACAGTCGTTAAGTGCCGACACATCTAGTGTGCCAAGTTCAGGGCTGTCTTCCAGTGTACATCCTCTTTGTGCTTCAACCTCGTCCTTGAACTTGTTGACAAGATCGTCGCTAAAGTGTTGTTCGTAAATCTCTCTTAGTTGTTGGTGCATTTTCGGTGCGTTCGGGCTTTGAGTTGCAAAGCTATCGTGTATACTTGCTATAGAATAATCACTTTTGCAAGCTAATTCCATCATAACAGATGAGTCAAGACTATGTATATAATTAGGTACAATTGCTCGTGCCATTCGTTTACTACATATACCTTTCTGTCTGTTATTAAATGTAAGAATAGTGTTTTGCATATTAAGAATGCTGCTCACTTTAACTATTGTTTGATCGTATAAAGCTTGTACAATTTCCAATCCAAAAGGTGTAGTCCACTTCAAAGGTTTGTCAGTCCTAGCTATACCTTTAAACCACTTCATCAATTCTAAATGTGGTTGGATTAAAGCGTTGGCTTTGTCGTTGATTAAAGAAGCTAAGTATATCATAGCCTCGTTAAAATCTTCCTTGCTGAACGGACTACCTAATCCTTCCTTAAGTCTTTTAACAACAGCATCTTCCAAGGCATCTTTACTTGTGTATCCATTCATTCCAAACGGTTTACACATCACTATCTTCTTCGTAAAACTACGATCTATTCCAAACTTTAACCAATCTCCAGCCAAGCTGTTCTTACTTTTGTCTTTCATTAACCTATCGTACACTTGATCAGCTACTTCCTGGTATATATCCTGTGGTTTCTGGCAAGGTAATAAGTTAACGTGGTGTCCAGACTCTTCATCTCTTGTTAACAAAGATAGAATCTGTATGCCATTACAACTAGCGTCCATGTGACAAGGTAACCTAGTTTCAAATCCCCATCCGTGCTTTTTAAACTCAGCGTATTCAAAACAAAAGTGTATGAAAGCCCACGGATCACTCGCTTCTTGCCACCAGTTACACTCACAAGGATCATTAGCACTTTCAAGTATCAAGTCCTTCTTCTTATCTATCCAAGCTAATCGTTCCTCATAACTTCCTTTTACTCCGAAGACATTAGCTCCGTGAATCCTTAACCATCTACTATCTTCATCGTTATTTATAGGTACTCCTTTAGCGAATTGTAAAGCACTCCTTCCAAAGTCACAAGATTGTGGGTTAACATAACTAGGTATTGAATACACTCGTCCTCTGTAGTCCATCTGATAAGGAAAGTAGAACTCATCTAATTCAGCGTAGCGTTTTGCTACGTTAAGTATCTTCAAGCACCTCATACGCTGTCCGTTACTCCTTAAATTATATTCGTATATCTCTTTTTGTCTACGCTTCCATTCAGTGAAAGCTCCTGGGTCTGTGTCTGCTAGGTTAGGTACAATATCAAGTGGTTTTAACAATTCACTCTTCTCCATTCCTCCTATAGTTAAGTCCTTACTCCAAGCCCAAGTCATAAGATTTAACATCTTCGGATTGATCTTCCAAGCTACTCGTTGCAGTCGGTTAAGTGGTGCGTAAGCTGGGCTAAGGTCTCTGTGTTTTATACCATCGTTGTTCTTGATCTTCATTATAGGAAGAGTAGGTAGTCCTTCACTATTGTATCCTCCTCCGTAGTTATCTATCCAATCAACAGGTGGTTTAGGTGTGGCTAAATAGAACGGACGAATGACCTCACAATTCTCATCGTATTTATTTACCCACGCATACAAGTCTTTATTAGGAGCTATGACTTTCCGTTTGGCAGTGGTGTAAGTGTACTTGATTTTAACGTGGAATAAATTAGTTTGCATCCTTATCAATTCAATTAACCACGAACCAAGCATGATCTTATTACGCTTACTCCAAAGCTCAAACCTTTGATACCTACCTTGTTTGTGATACTTTCTTTCTTTATCCCAGAACTTATTAACAAATCTATTCCTTGTAAGTACATCCTTTTGATCTCGTTTTAATAACAACCAATCACTCTCCGTGACATTCTCTTTAAAGTAACGGACACGTACTTCATCTTCCAAAGCTTTAGCTACTAAAAAGGAAGCCTCGGATATGTAAGGTTCACCAGGTAGGATGTCAAACAATACCTTAACCCCTAGAAAAGCTACAACACTAGGTTCTAAGTCCCATATATAAGGCAACCAAACAGGTACAGGTGCGTTAGGTCTAGCGTTGTCTTCAAAGAATTTATTTACAGCGTGTTCGATAGGGACGTGTACTTCTCTTCCTAACTTTTTATAAGCTGGTAATTCAGAGTTATATCCTTGGGCTTTGTAAATCTCTTGGGCTTTTCTATACCTAGCTTTTCCCCATTGGATCATATCGTAATCTAACTCACTAGCGTTTTTCATTTTCATTTTTATTTAAGTGGTGTTCGATCACTGCTTTTTTATTTAAAACTTCAGCTGTTATCATATCTCTGAAATCTCTCGGACGAATACGCTTCTCATCTGTTCTAATTATCTTTCCGTCTTTATCGTAACCTAATTTATTGTTACTCCAAAAGAGATCACACGCTCGCGTAACTTGTTCAGCAAAGTCCACACCTAACAGGATGTTATTATCGAAGTCTTCCCAGTCCCTACTCATATCTGTTTAAATTTTGAGTTCAGCTCTTTGTAGTTGCCATAACCTTTTAAGTCCGTCGTAAACCAATCTATGTTGGTAAATAAGCGTCGATGACCACCTCCCCATTTATCACAACGCCAAAGTTCAAACACTCCAACATCAAATGGATCAAGCTCATAGAATAACCACTTCTCTAATCGATTTAGTTTAAGTTCATTTACTGGGAAGTTATTTTCTATCTCCCAAAACTGAAGAATGAAATCACGCTCATCTTCACCTCCTTCTAGTTTGATCAAACGAGTGGCATCAGGTATCAAAGGAGGAATCAAATCACCTTTAAATCTATCCTCCTCCCAATCGTATGTTTCTCCATAACCTTCAACCCATTCGTAAGCTTCTTTAAGTTGTTTCCTAGCTCCGTTCTTTTGAAGGTCTGGAAAGTGTTCACTTAACAAAGCAAAACTTTCTGATTCAGTAAATTTTAATTTAGTTGTCATTGTCTTTTTCTTCTAACCTATCTAAAATATCTTGTTCCTTTTTAGCTTTAGATAAGGTCATGCAATCAGGTTCAAGTTCGTCCTCGCATTCTTCAATTTCAGGTTCATTGTGCCAGTATTTATTCTCCATTGTTGTACTCCTCCAGTAAGTGTTGTAAGGACAGGTAAAGGTCAAAGTATTTATGGTTGGGATCAAGTACTCCTTTAAAGTGCTCGGTCATAATGTAGTGCATAGTTTCTTCTATCATGTTTCTAGGTTGGTTAATATATTTGAAATCTTTAGTTGTTATCTCGGTTCTCATAGGGTTGTTGGTTGATTGTCGTATAGCTCCTTCGATTGTGGAGTATCCTTGGTCAAAGTTACAATGAGGAGTTAAAGAGGAAAGGCAAGTTAAACATATATCCCCCTCCTGGTCACTCCCTCGTAAGGTTATACCACACTTACTACAGGTTTTCATGGTTCTCTGTATAGAAAGCCAAGGCTAATAATTAAGATCAAGGCGTACATTAGTAGCATCTCAAGGCTCATTGTATCAATGGTTAAATTTACAGATCGGACACTTACCATGCGATACATCACTGCAACGCTCGGTTAATCTAGGACTTTTGCAACTCGATAAGACGAGTAACAAAGTTGTAAGTATAAGTTTAGTTTTCATATCGTCACCTCCTTAGCGTGCGTGAAAGTCATTCCTAACATCTTCGCTAGGCTAAACCCTGTCTTACTCGCTTCCTCAGCACTGCGTGCTTCTACCTCACTAATAGCTCGTTGTTTAACAATTCCACTTGGCAAGGTATGGTCCGCGTAAAGCTGATAGTTTTTTAAAGGCTTTCTATGTTTCTTTCTTATTTTCATTATTTCTTTCTATTCATTTTCTTTAGTTCCTTTAAGACTGATTTATATTGTTCAATCTTTTCCTCGTGGCTACTCGCTCGACCAGTGAACAAGTGCGGTAAGTCTTTCATATGCCACTCGATATATACCTCTTTATAATCTGATTTAATGCGGTAAACAAAGGCGGTGTCGTCAATGTATTCGGTTACGCTCACAAATTAGCACTCCAAAAAGGATGGTTCACAGGCACTATAAAAGAATATAGCTTGCAAGGCACTATCATCAGACAACATAACGGCTTTAGGGAACATCTGATCAGCTTCTAAAGCCTCTCCTAATCCTATCGTGTCAATCGTGTACACATAGCCCTTGTCGGTCTCTACTATGTTTTCAATTAAATGATCAGCAATTGCATACTTACCTTTTACCCAATTGAATAGCCAATCTGCTTCGCCATCAGTTAACAGGTACTTTTCACCATCAGTTAATTGGTAGTGGTAGTTATCACATTCATCATCATCTTGCGATTTAAGAAATTGTGAAGTGTATATATTTTCTTTGTTCATTTTATTGTAGTTCTTTAAGAGTCTCAACGGCAGTGTTATATCCAGCTTTTACCTTTAGATAATCTCTAAGAGAAAAGTTGTCTGGATCATTTTCCATGTCATGCAATCGTCTACTTGCCCAATCTCTTTGATTCTTTGCGTCAGTAGATAGTTGTAGTTTACGCCAGTCGTTGTTGGTCATCTTAGGGAATGTTTTTGATAAGTTCATGATGTTTTATGCTTTGGTTATATCTTTTAATAATCGAGTTGTTGCAAAGTTATTAATGTGAACGCATCGGTTCCCTTGCAAGCTTGTAAAGACAAGCACAACTTTTCCTTTTAACTTGTCGCCATTATTATCTTTAAAGGTAACAATATCGTTTTCTTTTATATTCATTTTGTTTTATTTTCTAGGTTGGTTATAGGCTACATATAAAGATTAAGACAGCCCATGTGCAAAGCACTATTACAGGCGATAGAAGCCAGATAACAGCTTGTTCCTTTTTGCTTGGTTTTAAAGATGTGAATAATTCTTCTATGTCGGTTGGTTTTTTCATATCTTTAGACCAAGCGGAACGTGTTTTGTGGTTGTTTAGTAATTCTTTTAATTGTTCATATTTTTTCTTTCTATTTATATCATGTTTTATTTCTTGGTATGTCATGATGTTGTTTTGTTTGTTTGGTTTTAAGGATTCTAACATATCTTCTATGTCTGATGTTTGGTCGGTTGGTTTTTTCATATTTGTTGGTTATTAATTAGAGATTGCTTGTTGTCTGTTTCCGTCAATACCATCCCCTTGCCACTCTGGTACAATATTTGAAGGTTTTGCTCTATAATGTAATTGCTTTGTGAAGGGATGCTGCTCTTTTGTTACTTCTATGAATAAAGTCATATTATGCTACCTCTTTTAATTGTGATTCGTACTTTTTAAGCGTTGCTACCTTTAGGATATTGAAAGCGTAATCTAGAATAATATCGTTTAAAGTGCTCTTTTGATCATGATGGCAAAGCTCTTTGACTTCCATTTCTACCTGATAGAATAATTCTGAATAATCAAACTTTACAAAATCGACTAGTTGCCAAGCTTTATAGTTTACAAATGAATGATCGCAACTTTCGCAAATTTCATGTATCGCATTGTAACTATCGAATGAATCGTCGAGGTTATAGTCTTTAACAGACTCTACAAGTGAATCTATTAGTGAATTGAATTTATCTTGGTTCATATTTTTTATTGGTTGGTTGTTGGTTAAAATAAATATGATTGGCTTTTAATCAGAAATGTAAAAAATTGTAAAGCTTTTATTTTTATATTTGTTGTAAGTTGTTGATTTTACTTAATAGAAAAAAAATAAAAAAAGTTTTATAGTTTTATTGATCAAATGAGATTAAAGAGTTTGATTGATAGTAAATAGAGACTTTGACTAATGATTGTTATAGACTTTGACTAATCAAAAATAAACGAAAAAGAAAATACAAATTTACAAGTGTCTCAACAAGGTCTCAACAAGCTAATGCAAACAACTTGCAATAAAGATAGATTAAGTATCAGTCTCAACAATGTCTCAATAGCGGTAGATTATTACCTAAGTCATTGATAATCAGTAATTAGACATAACCCATATAGTGCGATTTAGTTTCATAAGTACATTGATTACCAGGGATTTATGAAAAGCATTGATTGTCGATTTGTTAACAATACCTCCCCCACAGCTAAATTTTAGAGAGTGCCAAGGGGGTTTTTTACGACAGCGTATATAGCGTAACCCCTTCAAATTTTTTCAACTAAAATTAAAATCTAATACAATTGAACTAGCCTTGTACTAAACCTTAGTATCTTCAAAGTCATCATCGTCATCATCTTCTTCTAGGTCAAAGTCTGCATCAAACTCTATAACACTGGTAGCTAATAAGTCATATTTAACGAACTCCAGGACCCCTATGATTGTTTGGTCATTCAAATCGAACTCCCCTTTATAGCGATTTATTATATTGCATAAGTCGTTGGTTAACAAGTCTGTCTGAGTATCTATGTCCATGATGTTAAATTTAAGGCTTTACAAATCTGAAAATCGTTTATAATGTTTATCTAGGGACTCCTCAAGGTGTACCTATTAAAACAATAAGGTCTTACAAGAATAATAGCGACTTAAAATAAAGAAGTCGATACTTCGTTCTTCTCCTTCTTAGCTTGTAACAACAAGAAGACCCTGTCCTTTAAATACTTTATATTAACAAAACCTTTTTAAGGATAGGTGTGTCTAAAGACCAATAACATATATCTATAGATAGTTTTAAAAGGAGGGAGGGTCTTTGTCAGGGACGACCCTCTCTTATAGATACTTTATAATTATGTATTTAAACTAACTATAACAGCACTTATATTAATCACTAAGATGTAAAGATTTGTTAATAGAAGCTACAGAGTCTTTATCGAACAGAGTGAGTAAAGACGAAAGGTAATAGCGAAGCTATTGCCAAAGCATAGCTCTAGGACCTTTAAGACTTCTTTTATAAAAGCTATCAGTAAACTTTGTTAACTCTTTATCTAGTAGTTCTTGTTTCCTAAAGTTAATGTTATTATCAACATCTTGATTCATTTGTTCTACCCAGTAGTTAACAGCAATACTTAAAGCATCTAATCTATCGTCGTGATTAAGACTACCTTTATCTTTTGTTATACGACTAAGTTGATAGAATAACATATACTTAGCTTGATGTTCTATAGGATATCCTTGAGCACTCTTATAGTCATGTTGAACAACAGAAGGATCAATAATAAGTTTATGTTGATTAAGTACAGGTTCAAGGACATCAATGATTCTAAGTTCTTTTTGTTTACTGTGTCTTACTTCTTCAACGGAACAAGGGTAGGAAGTCATAAGTAAAGGTTTAAGTAGTTCCATGAACATACCATCACCAAAGTTAGACTCTATGATAATCTTGTTAACCTTGTTATTCTTGGCTATGTGTACTAGTTGTTTAAGTGTTTGATCATCGTACCCACCTTTTAGACCACCAGCTTCAGGAACAAAGAGTTGACCGTTAAGCATCTTAACAACAGCAAACCCTGTTTCATCTTTTCCTCTACCACTAGGGTCAATAGAAAGAACAGAACCAGTATACTCTACCATATCACCTATAGTCTTAGAAGGTCTGTGGTATCTATCTCCACCTAGTCCTACATTAGGAAGGTCTTTATTTTCGTTATCTGGATCACTGGACCATATAATCTTCTCAGGAGCTAAGTCGTTATCAATATCTGTTATAATCAGATCATTTATCTTTAAAGGGTAGCGATCAGCGTCAGATAGCCTAGGATTAAGCATGAACTGCAAAGCATACCCTGTACGCCCATAAGACAGCTTACGCTCTTCTAGGTCCATATCTGAGAACCTAAGAGGCTCTGTAGTGTGTCCTACTGTCTCTTCTGTTATCTGATTTGTTATAAAAGGAGCTATATCGTTATCGTAGTTCTTTAACACTAAATCCTCACTAGGATACTCAGATGTCCATATACGAGCGTCATAGCCTCTCTCACGCAGTTTGTTGTAGATACTGTCTTCGCACTGCGGTGTACCTAGAAAGAGAATCCTGGAGGTGTCTAAGGGCTTTATAATAGCTTCAAACTCTTTTACTTGTTCATCTAGCTTATCACGCATACCTTGGGTAGCAGAGTTGTTAGGTACTTCTATATCGTCAGCAATGATGATGTCAGCACGGCTACCTGTTAACTGGGAGGATATACCTAGTGACTTAACGGAAGGTGCGTGAGCAGCTGGAGCAGGTCCTACATCAAAAGCTATCTTAGAGAACCTTTGATCGTTCTTAGGTATTAGTCCTTGAAGAACAGGAATGTCGTGTATGATTTTCAAAGTAAAGGTGGAGAAGTCATCAGCACGGTTCTTAGAGGCAGATACAACAAGTATGTTCTTAGTAGGGTCTAGTAGTAGTTGATGAACAGCATAGGCAGAACATATCCAGGACTTACCTACACCACGGAACGCCATGATAACAGATCGTTTAGGACCGTGTTGCATGAAGTCAGCTATGTCGTATTGTAGATCAGTAGGATTAGGTAGGTTCAAGTGTTTCCAAACTACATATAAGAAGTTACGGAAGTCCTTGAGTTGTTTAAGCTTTTCAATGCTCATGCTTCAACTCTCTCTCTCTCTCTTTCGGTGTTATAACTGTAATTACTTAATCTTTTCTTTAAGTTCAGGGTTCTCTTCAAAAGGTAACACTTCTCCTAGTAGATCATTAAGAGGAGTATCTTTACCACTCATAAGAATTACATCGTTATCTTTTAAATGTTGCCTGGCACAGTTAAGTAAAGCAGGGTTATACTCTTCAGTTGCTTGCATTAATTGAATACCTTTACTTAAAGTATCTGTTAGAAGGATGTGTAAGTTACCTAGTTCTTCTCTTGTTTTCATAGTTGTTATTCTTCTTTACTCAACACCGTAACGCAACTTGTCTACGTGCTCGTCTAGTTTATTCACCCTAGTCTTTAGGTGTTCAATGTTCATATCTTGGGTAGCGTCAGCAGGTAAAGCTCCAATCTCCCCACGCGGCCATTTTATCCTAAATTCCGAATTTAAAGAAAGCTCATGTTGAATCCTAGCTATATCCATTTCAATAGTATTTAGTCGATTGACAATTACAGAATAGCCCCAAACACACGTCCCGACCAAGGCAATTACCTTCGCAGCAAAAGCGAGTTGTACTTTAGCGGATGCGTTTGCGTTTATCTCTTTCATCTCATGGACTTCTTTAACACTTCCACCTTCTAAGAGCTAAAGCTTTTCTAGTGGGTCTACCTTTACTATCTTTCATTGGTCCTTTGTTACCGCTCATACGAGCACAGAAGCTACGCTTTCTAGGACCACCACCAGGTTGAGGGGCTTTTAAATTAGAACCAGTAGC